TTTAGATCTGTTCATGTTCCAAGAAAAGGTCTACGACTATGGCGACAAGGAAGCCGCCGCTGTTGGACGACATTTCGAGGATCAGCTTTTCCGGATATTCGATAACTTCGAGGTTCCTGACCTCAACGATTTCTGCCTCGTCTTGGGCGGTCAACAGTTCTTCGATATCACCGGATACATGGCGAAGACTCATGGACAAATGATCACCATCCCTTCGCCGGAGTTCAGGTGGTCAAGGAAGGGTGGCTACGAGGCGAGGTTCACGAACTTTCCCATCCATGTGGTTCCTTGGCTCGACGGAGCCTGCCTCATCCCGAAAGTTATCGTCGAGCGATTGCCCAAACGAGACGATGGGAATCCAATATGGTGATCAATCCGTGTTACCTCGGCGACGGAGCCTATGTCTCCAGAGGAAGCGATCATTCCTTTTGGTTCGCAGCGAATGACCACAGGAATGTCACTGTCTGCGTTCAACGCGAAGACATGATATCGCTGATGCTCTATATCATCAAAGAAGATCCAGCGCTGGCCTCGGCGATGGCGGACCAAGTAAGGACTGAGAATGGGTGACCTGATAATGATCTCGTTCGGTGTTGATCTGCCGACCAGAAATCAGAACCTGCTCCGTGCAAGAATGGAGTTCAAAGCGTGGAGCGATCGGCGTGACGACGCCATGATGAGAGATGACTACGAGACTCTGGATCGGTTGGACAGAGAATATGAAATGATAGGACTGCCATGACCAAGATCAATATAAAGTGGGAAGTCTCGCCCGCTCCAACCGGTCCCTACAGGTCTTTTCACAGACGTAGTTGGCCGTTGGGAATCGTCAATGGAAAGAACCGAGTGATCTTTCTGTGCGAAGATGACTACGTTCCAGCCAGCGTGAAGGCAGGAAATCATTCGCCGATTACTATAAAGGTGGACGTCTTCAAAGATGACGAAATGAAACTGGTCAGGATGGTTCAAACTTCTCCGACTCTGGCCGATGCCAAGGCTCGAGCGAAGAAGTTCTTCGTCACCAATCCGCATTATGTCAAACCTTAGATATTTTGTAGTTGTCATTTGCCTCCCAAGCTGTTACCCTGTAAGGGCAGCTTAGGAGTGCAAACATGAAACCAACAATCACCCTCCCCGAACTGCTCGCGGATATTGCGAGCGGAAAGTTTCGCCAGATGGTTGATCGAGATTATTATCTCTACGGAGAGGCACCGCTGGGATCGCTCATTCGGAGCGTTCAATACGATATGTTCACGGCGGACATTCTCGTGTGTCCAGACTGCAACGAATTGTTGATCGATGTCTACACATATTGTGAGACTCTCGATTGCGGAGCATGGCGCTGGACTATAGATGGCTGGAAAGAGATGCGAAACTAAGGAGACGCGACAATGAAACTGACGCAAGCCGAAATCGACTTCGACAAACTCATGAAGCCAGCACACGAGAAAGCATGTGAGGAATTGAATCGCAAGCATCCCAGTCAGCTGGATCCTGGAAACCCGAACCATCCGAATCACGACGGAATTTTCGGAGTGGCGACCGCTGATTTCCTGTCAAAACAATACAAGGAGCGCTGAATGACCTACCAAATTGATCTACAAGCCTTGGCACTCGGTGACCCTGCCCATTTGCAGCGATTCTATCTGTCTTGGGTGAATGAGTTTCTGACTCGCGAATTCATGGCAGAATATTATGGTTTGAAATTTGAATCCGTTATCGACTTTATTGAGCGAGGCCGCGTTATTCATGAACGCAGATTGACCCAGAAAGAGACGTGAAATTTAGGGGTTGTCATTTGCATCCGTAGGTGTTACCCTGTAAGGGCCTGTTATGGAGGACACCAAGATGGCATGGAAGTTCAAGACTGTGAAGTCCGCGAAGATCGGCGGATGGCGTTTCGAGTTGGTGATTGATGAGGGCGAGTATCAGATCATCGAGTATGATCTGGATGGTTATTTCGATGACTATCACGGCGGATGGGACTCTGTCCCGGTCACCGACGACAACCTCAACGACGTGCTTGAGGCGTGGGACGCGTGGATCGCGAAAGTGGCCGGGCAACTCGAGCCCGACGGTCCCCAGCCTGACTGGGAAGCCCAAGCGCGATACGACGAGCAGCACGGCACGATCAACGGCCAGCACGCTGGGATCGTTGCGTATGAGGAGGCCTTTCCCTATGGCGGTTAAGGTATGCCCTCAGCGGATAATTGCCGAGGCGATCCGTTTGCTCGATGAGTGTGGACTCGGTCCAACCTCTGATCCTGTGGAGTTTGAGGAAGCGATCTCAAATAACAGGCACGAATTGGAGTCGCTCTCACGGGCGCTCTATCGTGACGGAATCATCAACATTGTGGAGGCTCCTTCCCATGGCGGATAAGTTCAGTTTCTCCTGGGCGCTGATGGACGGCTATTCGGCCGGAGCGGTCTACTCCAATGAAGGTGGGTTTCAGGCCTCCGTGGCCGTGTGGTTCGTCACCAACTCGATCAGCCTCCTCAACGTGGATTACTGCCATATCTACGAAGAGGTCGGGGATCATTGGGGGATGGTCGGCTTCATGATCGGAAACAATCTGCCGAGGAAGATCGAGCAGACCAATCGGTCCCTCGATATGCACGAGATCGCCGTTGACTTCCTCAACGAATGCGATCAGGAATGGGATGGTGACGATAGCGGAGTGACCATCTCCCAGGACGGGGCGGATAACTGGGACACCGGCGTTCCTGGTGATTTCGTTGTCGTCATCGCAGGTGTCTATTCCATTCTTCGGATTGCACCCACACTCGAGGCAATCGATCACGCTGTCGATTTCCAGCAACACAGAGTAGGATATGACTGATGATCATCGATAAATATCCCGGGATCAAACTGGTATCCCTGAACATCGCCTATGATAATGACATGATCAACAGAGGTTGTTCTGAGGAACAATGGCTGCTCTCGCTCGATCCCGTCCTTGGCGCTACAGGCATCGATACTGCCGATCTGGAGATTCTGGATCGGTGGTGCCAAACCCTCACCGAAGAACAGGCTGAGACTTTAGCTGCTGGCGAGCACACCGATATGATGAGAGTCAGATCGTTGTGCCCGAAGCCGGAACTCTGCGATCTGTTCGACGATATTTTTGGAGCATGAAATGATCATCCACGGTTTCCTTATCGACCCTTCGCTCGAGACGATTGAAGTTGTCCGCGTCGACAACGCTCTCAATCTCTATGGCTGCTTTCTGATGGGAAAGCATGTTGCTCCTATTTCCTTGATGGAGGAATCTACGGAGTCGATTCCATGGAATTCTCTCGGTGATCGGATTCACTACTGTGAGCCGAAGCCGGGAGATGTCTCCTTCCAGGTGGCAGGCGTCCTCCAGCCAATCTTTGGAAGGGGGCTGATCCTGGGACATGACAGTCAAGGCCTCGGCCTGAACTGCGGTCCCAGGGTCGCTTACATTCAGTGGCTTCACCGAGTCCAGTTCGACAACGGTTTCATGATCCCGTTTGAGAAGGTGGCATCATGAGCGCAGACCCTGATGGAGGAATCTACTGCGTCGATTCCTACATATTCGATCGTAAGCCGATCAGCCGGACGATCGTTTATGGGAGCCCCGAGTATGATGCCGAGGTGAATCGTATTCTGGAAAGGGAAGCCTATGGGATATGGAACACGGCTTCTGAATGGAACAGGTTGAATGAAGTGATGACGCATCGGAGAGGCCTCATCATATTCTACTGGCTCCTCGAGAAGGTTAGCCTCGGTCTCCTTTGGGCTGTCTCCATCTTTCTGACCCTCTATCCCATCTGGAGCATTCTTCGGACCTTCAGATTCATACAATAAGGAATCGATCATGATCGCTGATCTCCACAAAGCCCAAAGGAAGATGCTCGACGAAACTCTGAAAGTCACGCGACTCGCAGACAAGATGACCCTCGCTCGCAGCAACTTCGCTGATGCTGCCACCGACGAAGACCCCAAGCGGATGGAGAGCCACCGGATGGAACTCCACGAGATCACTGATCAGCTGTTGGATGCGCTAGTGTTCACGGCAAAAATCAAGAAACAGATCCTCGACATCTTGTTGAAGTCTGATCCCAATGATTGGCCGAAGACGTAGGGAAACGGAGGGCTCGACTATCGGCGTCGAGCCCTTGCCCTAAACAAACCCTTTTGCTCCATCACCTCGAAGAGCTCTTCTTCCTCAGACTCTTCCATGTCACGGAAAACTTCAAGTTCGTCCTCGATGACTTCAATCGTGACCTTCTCATCGTTCAATTTGATCCAGTCACACAGCCATGTTTGGATCATGAAACACTCCAGCCCGTAGACGATCTCAAGCGGATGAGTCCATCTCCAAAACATTCTATTTGTGAATCCATTAGTGCTCAAAGCGTTTTTCTGAAAGCTGAGCCGATACTGGACGATTGATTCAAGTATCCTGCCGACTTGAGTTTTGGAAACTGTGCGTTGATCACTGAACAACTCATTCATGAGAACGTTCTTTTCCACCATCGTGCGCAGTATCGGCATCGCACTGAAGGACTTGTAGAGTCTGATCATGATGAGTATGTTGTTCAGACCATGCGAATCAAACTTTTCCGGGTTGAATTTGGGTTTTTGGCGATGGAAAAGGCGGACATTGTCCATCGTAGCGGGTCGGATGAGCGTTGGGTGTGACATGTGTGATTCCTAAATTGACATGCCCTATCTATATACACATTTTGGAAGTCCTGCAAGTGTTTGTTTTCACTTGTCTATTTTGGTAAATGTCCGGATATGCGGGTGTCAGCATAGCCGAGGGGCTGTTTTGAGTTGCACGGTAAACGCGGCGGCAGGGTCGGGTGGTGGTTGGTGGTTTCTGTTTCTTTGGCTGGTGGTCAGCCCAAGAGAGGGCCTGGGTCAGGTGGCGCAAGCTGGGGGAATGTAGTAAAGTATTATTATAATATTATTATATTATGAAAAAAATATAGATAACCTGTTGTTTTGGCTTCAGAATCTGAGTGTTACAATACTCGGGGGATGGCTTTACTTTGATCACGGAAATCTGTGGATTGTCAGGCGGTCCTCGTTGGGCTATATTGAAACGGGTGAATCGCGATCTCGTTTACCTTGCAAACACAGGATTCTTGAAATGGCCACTGACCGAGACAACCGCTCGCCCGAGTATTATGACACTCCCGTTCCCAAGCGCTCACCCACAAGAGCCGAAGTCACAAACGGAGTCAAACAGGGCCGATTCTACGCTAAAGAGATCAAACTCCTCGATGGAACCACAGTCGTGAAGATTGTGTCATCACAAGGAACATTCACACCTGATCTCTACAACGAGTTCTTGGATGAATATGAGAAACATGGAATGATCCGGAAAGCAGCCGCTGCGATCGGCGTCAGTTCTTCGGCGATTAAAAGAGTGATCATGAAGAATACGGAATTCGCAGAAGCCTGTGTCGAGTGCGAAGAGACCTATCGTGATAGGATGGTCGAGCATATCCAGAATCTCGCGTTCAATGGCTCGATCAAGCAGACTTTTGATCGCACGGGAAAGCTGCTCACTGAAGAGATCGTCTACCCGATTCCACTCATCCAGATGGAAGCGCGTCGGGTGGAGGCAGGATACCGTGACAAGAGAGAAGTGGAGATGAAAGTTTCCGGTGGAGTTCTGATCGCTCCCGCCGAGGTAAAGTCAATCGACGATTGGGAGAAAAGATACAACGATGGCGATACGATCGAAGGCGAGGCAACCGAGATCGAGGATCACGAAGCCCAAGAAGAATGACGGTCGAAAAAGATCGTGAAAAAGCCCGCCTCCTCTCGCGAGTGGCGGGCATGATTTCTTCTTGGGCTCAGCTCTCCTTTCCGTTCCGGTGGTATTCTGCCCGAACAGTCCGCACGAGGTCCTGCGTCGCCCTGGACATCTCATTTCCAGGAGCCGCGAACGGAGGACACCGCTTGACTTTCCCTCCGCTTGCCAAGAATTTGGCAATGGCGTCTTGGGACGCCGAGGTCAGTTTCTTGATAACGAAAGCCATAGATCTTCTCCTAAATAATGCCGTCACCATTGACGGCATTACAAGGGAGAGGAGGACCGGGCATTGCCCGGTCATTCTCCAGTGGCTTGGCTTCATCAGTGTGGGGAGAGCCACTCCCGCACAGACAGGCTTGCGCCTGTTTCGCCAGTTATTCGCCAAATCCCTCGGCAATGTCAGCCTCGCTGACGTTCAGTTCATCGCACATGGTTTTGGTCAGCTCGAGCAGCCGATTGGCCGATCCTGCATGGCTCCAGTTGACATGGGCTTTCTCGCCGCCAGCCATGGCTTCGAGTTTTTCGAAAGCCAATTCAAAGCGGATACGGGCTTCAGCCATTGCGGCTGAATATACGTCGTGGCTTGCAGGTTTCATGGTCATTCTCCAGTCGCTCGGGCCGCGTCGCCATTCTCACCCGGCCACAGGACCTCATGCCATGCGATGACAGGGTAGCCCTGGATGCCCGACATGGAGAGTGCCATACGGAACTCTCCAATGCTGAGAGGCAACTGGTAGCTCTGGTGGATGAGGTCCGTCAGCTTATTGTATCGGTCGTCGCCGATGTAGTCCTTGATATCCTGGATTGCCTGAGCCAGCTTCGCGTCCGGCGCAAGATTGGGATAGCTGATGTCATAATGACTCATGATCTTCTCCTGAATAATGCCGTCACCATTGACGGCATAACAAGGGGGAAGTGGGACCGGGGATTGCCCGGTCCCAGGTTTCAGGTGGAAGCCGCTTCGGCCTTCCAGGCGGCATGAGCAGCGACTTGGGAAACCCAAGCCGATTCCCACAAGGCATGAGCAGCCGCTTCGGCTTTCGAAGCCTTTTCCCAGGAGGCACGAGCAGCCGCTTCGGCTTCGCCCTCTGGGGTCGCCTCCCAGGAGGCACGAGCAGCCGCTTCGGCTTTTGAAGCCGCTTCCCAGGAGGCATGAGCAGCCGAGTCGGCTTCTGCCGCCGCTTCCCAGGCTTGCCTTGAATTGGTCATAGTTCTTCTCCTAAATAATGCCGCCACCATTGGCGGCATAACAAGGGGGAAGTGAACCGGGTGGCATTGCCACCCGGCCCTTGATTTTATGCTGCGACTTCCACTTTGGGCTTGCCAGCTTCCCATGCCGCCACTTCGGCCTCGTACTCCTGGTCGGTGCAGTCACACATCACGATCAGCTTGTTCTTCTCCCAAAAGGTAAGGTCCAGGTAGCACAAGCCCGGCGTGGTCTTGGCCTGTTGCATGGTCATGCCGACCCTGTAGAGGTGCCACCGCTTGATGCCCAGACCCATTCCGGGGTGAACGCCCATGCTGGCAATGCGGCGCAACATCTTGCGCTGAGGCTTGGCCTTCTGGGTGAAGCCGCCACACGCCTTGATGGTCGCCGCCATGCGCTGTTGGAACAGCGCGGCTGCAACTTCGGCGGCTGTAGGGCCAGCCGTTTCGGGCGGGGCCGCTTCGGGCGGGGCCGCTTCGGGCATGGCCGCTTCGGGCATGGCCGCTTCGGGCGGGGCCGTTTTGCCGTTGCGAGTGGCGAAGCGGTTCGTTGCGTTGAGTTGTGCCATAGTTTTACTTCCTACAGTTAGCAGGCTTGATTACCTGCCCTATGCACCCCGCCATGATGAGGTGCATAGGGCAAGCAACTGACCGCCACATGCGATCAGTGCTGGCCTTGGCCTTGGCCCTATGGGGCCGGGGCCATCAACTTGGCAAGGTTATCAAACGCCTCAGTCAGTGCGTCGTCAGCCAGTGCGGCTTGCACCATCGCCTTGCGCATTGCCTTGGCTTGTGCGGCTTGTGCGGCTTGTGCGGCTTGTAGCGCGTCCAACAGGTAGTTTAGCGTATTAGTGTTTACCATCGTTTTTACCCCAAAGGCCCATTGCCCTTGTACCCTTATAGCACCAGGGCAAAAGCCAAGTAAAGCCCTATTTTGACAAAAGTCCAAATAAACGTCAGTCCCACGTAGACCCATTGGAGTCAGTCCTACAGACCCGGAGTCCGTTTGGTCCCCATAGGTGCCCGCTACAGCCGCTACAGCCGCTACAGCCGCTACAGCCGCTACAGCCGCTACAGCCATGCCAGGCCATGCCAGGCCATGCCAGGCCATGCCAGGCCATGCCAGGCCATGCCAGGCCCATTGGCTAGGTGTTGCTCACAATTAGCTTGCCATCTGTTTTTTTGCCATGGTAGTGTAGCGGTGGGCAATGCTGCCCAAAGGAGTTAACAACATGCCAAAACTTGTTACGCTACCCATACAAGCACCAACCACGCTACCAACCATTTTTGCCCACGTGGCCACAGCCGCAGCCGCCCTTAACTGGCAAGGGCCGGCCCTTTGCCATGCCTTGCATGGCGTGGTAAAAATGCGCGCTGAGCTTGCGCCGGGCTTGGTCCCAGCGGCACAAGCAAGGGCCATAAATGGTACACTGTATGCGCAAGCCATTGCTTTACAGCGCGCGCAAGAGCAAGCGGCCGCAGTCACTGCGGCCCTAAACAGCGCTTTGCTGGCTCTGGCGCTGTTGTTGCCACAGGCCACAGACTACAGGCCATAGGCCGTAGGCCATAGGCCGTAGGCCATAGGCCATAGGTTATAGGCCACCCCATAGGGTGGCCCTTGCCACCCCATAGGGTGGCCCTTGCCATGCCTTAACCCCACCCTAGGCGCGGCCGGTGGTAGAATGTTACCCCAAGGTGGTCCCGTGCCCATCGCTCTCGCCCACCTCCAAATCAAAATAGTGCAATCACAAACACTAGAATAAGAATCGAGGATGAAATCGAGGATGAAATCGAGGATGAAATCGAGGATGAAATCGAGGATGAAATCGAGGAGATGGACTCCCAATAGGGTGCAAAAGACAACTGACGAGCCCAAGAGGACCAGGAAACTCACCCATTGCTCTCGAAACGTATTGATGGTAAACTAGCCTTATCAATTTTACGAGTTCAATGGCCCGCGCCCGGAGCAATACTATGATCACCGAATCAGAACTGAAAGCATGTCGGCTCGCGTGGATCTCTTTCAAGATGCCGAATAGGACGAACAACGGACCAGAGTTGATGGACGACGGAGTGAGATATCTTCGTCTGTCGAGCGAGCAGGTTACTGGAGTGGTCAGAAAAGCGATGCTGTTGAAAGCTGGTGAAGTGCTGAGCGCGAATTTACCTCAGGGCGTTTTCGAGGTTATGGTCGTTTCCTTTGGGCTATGTTGGAATCGACTCAAGTAGATTCCTCCTTGAATAACGAGAAAATTCATACTTGCAAGAAGGCTCAAATGAAAGTAAAGGTGAATCTGAAAGGAATCGACGCAGTATATTCCTCTACAAAGAGATCAATAACCATGCCTCCAACAGAAGTCATAAAGACACAGTTTCCAGGACCAGGATTTAGAACTGTAGAGTCCACTCTCGAAACGTCGAAGACTCTTGGTATGACCGACATCGTAGTCGTCGGCTTCGATCGACATGGTGATTTCGTGCTGAAGACGTCTTCCATGCAACGAAAAGACACTCTTTGGCTGCTCCAAGTCGCGATTCAGAATACGATGAAAGATCAATAGCACATGGCTTTAGATCAATATCCTGATAATGTGATCTGGAAGCCACAGAAGGGGTCGCAAGAGGCGTTCCTTTCTTCTACTCCGATCTTTGAGGTCCTCTTCCAGGGATCACGAGGCGGTGGCAAGACAGATTCCCTTCTGATGTCGTTCGGGATGCACGTTGGCAAGGGATTTGGAGCCGGTTGGAAGGGAGTCTTGTTCCGGCAGACCTACAAACAGCTTTCAGATGTGATTACCAAGACAAAGAAGTGGTTTCCGCAGATTTGGCCTGGAGCAAGATTCAACGGGAGTGAACATAAGTGGGTCTGGCCCTCTGGCGAAGAATTTCTGCTTCGTCAGTTCAAGCGGGACGACGACTATTGGAACTATCACGGTCACGAGTATCCATGGATCGGTTGGGAAGAACTTTGTAACTGGCCTGACGACACTGGATACAAGAGAATGTTCTCGTGCTGCCGGAGTTCGACTCCTGGTATGCCACGGATGGTTCGTGCGACGACGAATCCGTATGGTCCCGGTCACAACTGGGTCAAAATGAGATTTCTGCCTTCTACAATGAACATGAAAGTTCGTAGGGAGTTGAAGGACGAACGCGGTATTCCTGAGCCGCCTCGTTTGTCGATCTTCTCCCGTCTGGAAGAGAACCTGGTTCTTCTCAAAGAGGATCCTGACTATGTGAACAAGATCGCAGCGGCGGCTCGCAACGATGCTGAGCGAAAAGCATGGCTTGAGGGATCGTGGGACATTGTCGCTGGTGGAATGTTCGACGATGTCTGGGACCCGGCTTTCAATGTCCTTCGTCCGTTCGTTATCCCGGATCGATGGACCATCGATCGGAGTTTCGACTGGGGTTCCTCACGTCCGTTTTCTGTTGGCTGGTGGGCGAGAAGCAATGGCGAAGATGTGCAGTTGAAGAATGGTCAGTGGCGATCCACAGTTCGTGGCGATCTGTTTCGTATCCGTGAATGGTATGGATGGACAGGGAAGCCCAACGAAGGGAAGCAGATGCTGGCGACCGACATCGCTCGTGGGATGGTCGAGAGGGAGATCAAGTGGGGATATCGCATTGCTGGTGATGGATCATATTGCCGTGTGAAAGGTGGAGTTGCAGACTCGCAGATTTTCGCTGCCGAGAATGGGAACTGCATTGCCGTTGATATGAAGACCAAGGTTCGACTCGAAGATGGAATTCGTTACAAGGGAATCTATTGGGGCGAAGCTGACAAGCGCCCGGGATCGCGTCACACAGGTTGGGTGCAGATGCGCCAGATGATCAAGAACGCTCATCCCACCATCTTGGGCTTGAATGCAGAAGAGAAGCCAATCTACGGCCCAAGAGAGAAAGCTGGACTCTACATCTTTGACAACTGTGAGCAATGGATACGAACTGTTCCTGTTCTTCCGAGGGATGAAGACGATCCTGATGACGTTGATACGAGGACAGAAGATCACATTGCCGATGAAACGAGATATCGTGTCCGTTTCGTTGGAATGAAGATCGGTCAGGGGACCACGACTGGAATGAATTAAATAGGAATCGATAGGAATCGACGAAGTAAATTCCTCCGCAACAACGAGAATAAAAGTCCTTGCCAGATACCTCGGATGGAGCTACGCTGCATTTCAAACGCGGAAATCTACTGCGTCGATTCCATGGAGACTCGTATGTCGCGGGACATTTCTTCGAAGCACCCTCAATATGTCGCAATGCTTGAAGACTGGATTCTGATGAGCGATGCTTATCGTGGTCAGCGTCAAGTCAAGTCGAAGCGAACGGCTTATCTTCCGGCGACGAGTGGGCAAATTGCCGATGGAATGACGAACACGGAACAGGTGGGATACAAGGCTTACGATTCTTATCTGCGGAGGGCTCGTTTCCCGAACTTCGTCCGTGAGGCTGTCCAGACAGCTGTCGGGATGCTCCACTCCCAGCCAGCGAAGATCATTCTGCCGAAAGGTATGGATGGAATTCGTTCGTCAAAAGGAGAAGATCTTCCTCAGTTGCTACGCCGTATCAACACTGAACAGTTGATTTCTGGTCGTATCGGTCTTCTTGCCGATCTGCCGACTTCCGGTGGGAACATTCCTTACATCGCCACCTATACGACAGAGCGTATCATCAATTGGGATGATGGAACAGTTGAGGGACTTGTTCCGCAGGTGATGAATCTCGTTGTTCTTGACGAATCCGAATACGAGCGTGGGCTGACCTCGTTCACGTGGGAGATCGATGAGAAGTATCGTGTTCTGGTCATCGGCAACATCAATCAGAACGAATCTGCTGCCGCCTATAAAGTCGGTGTTTTTCTTACCAAAGATATCGAGTTCAACCCAGATCAGTTGAGGGCTCCGTCTCTTCTCGGAAAGACCCTGGAAAAGATTCCTTTCGTTATCATCAACTCGTGTGATCTTGTGTCTGATCCCGATGAGCCGCCTCTGCTGGACCTCGGCGAACTCTGCATGACGATCTATCGTGGTGAGGCAGACTATCGCCAGAACCTGTTCATGCAAGGTCAAGAGACGCTGGTCGTGATCGGTGGAACACAAGAAGAGGACGAGAGTCTTCGGACTGGTGCCGGTGCAAGAATCGATATCAGCAATCCTCAGGGTGATGCCAAGTTCATTGGAGTCACAGCCAATGGTCTTTCGGAACAGCGAGAAGCATTGAAAGACGATCGTGGACACGCTGGCTCCATGGGCGCTCAATCACTTGATAGCACCAGTCGCGAACGTGAAAGTGGCAAGAGCCTCGGTATTCGTATCGCCGCTCGAACAGCCGATCTCAATCAGGTCGCTGACACCGGAGCGAAAGGTCTTGAAACTGCGCTCAAGATTTGCGCCGAATGGATGGGCTTGAATCCAGCAGAGGTTTCTATCGAGCCCAACAAAGAGTTTGGCAATACAGAACTGACCGGCCAGACGATGGTCGAACAGCAGACTGCCCGGAATCTCGGCTTCCCGATTTCCGCTCGCAGCCTCCACCAGATAGCATTCGATCGTGGACTCACGAAGTTGACCTTCGAAGAGGAATTGAGTGCTATTGAAAAGGAGGAGAAGACAGTCTTGAAACGTGACCCTTCTGGTGATCGCAATGGTGACCAAAAGAACAAGACTGGAAACCCGTCTCAAGAGAATCAAAACAACTAGCGTGATGCTGAAAGGAATGATCGATGCCGATCGAATTGAAATATGACAACGAGGACGCTCTGCCGGAAGCGTTCCGCAACGAGACTATCTTCGCCGAACTCTTTACGAGGAACGATGATGGCTCGATTTCGGTGACAGGTGTCACCGGGATGAAGACCCAGAAAGATGTGGACTCTGTGTCCGAGGCGCTTCGCAAGGAACGCAACGATCACAGGCTCACGAAAGATCGGCTGAAACCGTGGGGTGAACTCAATGCTGAGGAAACTCTCACTCAGCTGGATCGCATCCGCGAACTGGAAGCCGCTGCTGGTGGCAAGCTGGACGACGATGCGATCAACAAGATCGTTGATGGCCGTTTGGCACAGAAGACAGGTCCTCTCGATCGTCAGATCAAAACGATCGGTGAAGAGCGTGATGCTCTTACACAGGAGAACGCCGGTCTGAAGAACTCGATCATCACTCGCGATCGCAACGACTCTGTTCGCGCCGAGGCAACCAAGGTGAAGTCTCACGCGACGGCGGTTCCGGACATCGAAGGTGCTGCCTCAGTGATGCTGGAGCAGAACGAAGAAGGCAGGTGGATCACCAAGTCAGGAATTGAAGGTATCACTCCTGGTCTCGGTATTGATGGCTGGCTTCGCGACATGCAGAAGCTTCGCCCTCACTGGTGGCCCGAAAGTGAAGGCGGTGGCGCTCGTGGTGGAAACGGTGGGACCGGTTTCAATGGAGCGAATCCTTGGTCGGCGAAAAGCTGGAATCTCACCGAGCAAGGCAAGGTCTTCAAGGACAGCGCCGACCTCGCTGGTCGCCTTGCCAAAGCCGCTGGGACTTCCTTGGGCGGTCCTCGGCCGAAAGCCTGAAAATTACGCTTGCACCGGAGTCTGAATTGAGTTATGGTGCAAGCATCAACCCGATCAGGGGATCGGTTTCCTCCGACTGAGCAGGGGCTCGTTGTCGGTTTTCCCAAAACGCCAATGCTCGAAAGGAGAATCACATGGCAGCAGGCCCCGCAACTCGCGTGAGCGACGTAGTCGTTCCGCAGATTTTCACTGGCTACGTCCAGCAACTCACGGAAGAGAAATCTCGCATCATTCAATCAGGCATGGCCGTTCGCGATCCCGCGATCGACGGTCTTCTGGCTGGTGGTGGTCTTACCTTCAACCTTCCGTCCTGGCGCGATCTGGACAATGATATCGACCGGGTTTCCAACGACTCCTCGTCGGTGTTCGACACCGCAGACTCCGCAGCGAACGCGGCTGGCTCTGGCACTTCGCCGGAACGCCCTCCAAATCCGCAGAAGATTGGCAGTATTACCGAAGTCGGCGTTCGTCTCGAGCGGAACCAGTCCTGGTCGACCATGTCGCTCGCTGCGACTCTGGCCGGCTCCGATCCGATGGCTGCGATCGCCGATCGTGTCGCCTATTACTGGACCCGCCGACTGCAAACCGCTTTCGTGTCGACGTGGAAAGGTGTGATCGCAGACAACACGGCAAACGACTCCGGCGATTACACGAACGATATCTCTGGTTCGTCCTATTCGGCGGGCGTCACCGATTTCTCGGCCGAGGCGTTCCTCGATGCTGCCTTGACGATGGGCGACAGCATGGAAGATCTCACAGCCGTGATGGTTCATTCGGTCGTCTACAGCCGTATGCAGAAGAACAACCTGATCGACTTCATTCCGGACTCGACTGGTGCTGTGAACATTCCCACGTTCCTGGGTCGCGAGGTCGTGATTGACGACGGTATGCCGTTCGCATCCAACGTCTATCAATCGTGGATGTTCGGTGGTGGTGCGACTCGTCTGGGTATCGGCTCTCCGCCGGTTCCCACGGAAGTCGATCGCCGTCCTGGGGCGGGCAATGGCAGCGGACAAGAAATCCTCTACAACCGTGCGCAATGGTGCATCCATCCCGTCGGCCATGCGTGGATTGGCACGGCTCCCAATGGTGGTCCAGCGAACACTGGCACGGCTGGTAACGATCTGGACGAGGCAGCTTCCTGGAACCGTGTCTACACGGAAAGGAAGCAGATCAAGTTCGCGCGGCTGGTCACCCGCGAGGCGTGATCTGTAGCGGGGGCGGCTTCCGGTAGCGGTCGCCCTCGCGTCACCCTCAGTTCTGAAAGGAGAACGTCATGGGTAAAGGACTTCCTCGATCTTTGTCTCGCGGTGACAAACGCAAACAGGAGCTCGTCAAAGAACGAATTCGTATTTCTGGCACTGTCAGCGTCTTGGCGGCGGGTGCTGGTGTCGGTTTCGGGACCCTTGTCATCGGTGATTTCCCCGAAGGCAACATTCTGTTCTTGGGCGCAGTCACCAATATCAATTTCAGTGGAACTGGTAGCGATGCCAATCTTGTCGACGCCTGGAACGGAGATTTCGGTATCGGCACGGGACCTGATGCCAACGGAACTCTCACCGGCATAGAAGTCGATATCATCGCTTCTGCAGCCATCGGTCCAGCCGCCGCAGAAATTGCGCCGGTTGTGAGGGCGGTCAACGCAACGCAAGCGATCTTCGACAATACCGATGGATCGCTGGAAATCAACCTCAACGTCCTCATCGATGCCGCTGATATCGCAGATGCCGCGACTGTCGTGCTTACAGTCACCGGCGAACTTCTCCTGTGCTACACTGTGCTCAGCGACGACTAAGGAGAACTGACCATGTCGAAAGCGAAAATTGTCGAGGCCCTTGCCGGAATGGATGCCTTGGACGACGATCAGTGGACCCAGAATGGTGATCCGCTGGTCGACTACCTCAAGGAGAAGACTGGTATCGAAGTCCTGAGTCGTCAGGAAATCTTCGAGGCCGATCCTTCTTTCAACCGCAAGAAACTCATGGAGGGTGGAAATGCCGAAAAAGCCGATGACGAAAAAGAAACCGATCAAAAAGTGAACGACGAGATCGATCTCGACATTGACACCTCGTCGGCCGGGACCCTTGCTGATTTCGACGAACCGCTTCCTGAGAAGGAGTTCGCGATGTTCCTTCGTGGTGTGCCCAAGGAAGACCTCGAGGAGATCGAATCACTGATTATACAGCAGCAGACCGAAGTCACTCGCAACGTCGAACATCTGAGCGATCTTCGTAATCGGCTCAAGATGTCGCTGATGTTCGTTCAGTCACGAATCAAGACCGAATTGCCGATGCAAACCAACGCCGAGGCGATACGTTCATACATCGATTCGCAGAACGAACAACGGGCTGAACGTTCGGCGAAACAGAAGGCTGTGATGTCTCAGTTTGGTTCGTTGAAAGACATCAACCCTCGCTCTCAGCTGGATCAGGCTATGGTGCGGAAAACGAAACGCGGCGGCAAGCGTCCCGCTCGTGCTTTGTTGAAGTGAGGCTGTGATGGCCTCACCTCCGAAACCAAGATTCGCTAGCCTGAAGAATTCGCCGCCCAAGGTGAAAGCGAAACTTCAAGCTTCGCTTTTCATCGCGAGGGAAAATCGCAAGAAGAAGCTGGGGCCGTAGAAAATGACGCTCATCGTAGAAACGGGTATCGGCGTCTACGGGGCGAACGGCTACGTTCCGGTTTCTTTTGTGACCAACTACCTCACTTTGCGAAATCGTGTTACAGAGAACCTGTGGTCAACTTCTACTGTCTCAGTTCAGGAAGCTGCAATCATCGCAGCAACAGATTATCTGGAGAAGAGGTTCAGTCATAAGTTCAAAGGTCTCCCTCTGTCCTCTTTCTCGGCCACCTTTGCAGAGGGTTCTGTTTCCTTCGTTGGTCTCCCTGCCAACAATGACACTCTCACTTTGGGCGACATGATCTACACGTTTGTGACTTCTCTCTCTGGAGCACCGAACGAAGTTCTCATTGGTTTGACGATAACCTTGACTGCGAGCAACTTCGCCGATGCCGTGATGGCTTTGCCAGCGGCGGCGGGTGTTACCTATGGCACGGCAACGGTAGCAAGCCGCCACAGCACGGCCACAGCGGCGGCGGGCGTGGTGGCACTGGTAGCACTGGCCCCCGGCGCAAGCGGTGCCTATACGGTGCTCTCCGAGGCCGCTCCGAACATCACAATTTCGCCTTTTATTGGAGGTCTTGATGGTGGGATTCAGCCATTGTCCTGGCCTAGACAATACGTCTACGATGATCGTGGAAATACCATCGCTGGAATTCCTGAGAGAATCAAGCAAGCGACTTCTGAGTATGCCGTTCGTGTCTTGAACGGCGTCTTGCTCAGAGATCCTACTTCTGATGATTTTGGTGGACCTGTGACTTCTCGTCGTGAGAAGGTTGGTCCTATTGAAGAAGAATATCAGTATGCCTCGAATATGACAATCTCGAGGTTTCCTGCTGCTGATCGTCTTCTATATCCCTTCTTGGTGAATGGTGGAAGAGGAGGAGTCATTCGTGACTGATTTCTACAATGGACTTGCAGCGACTGCCATTCGGATGATTAACAAAAGAGGAAGATCGATCAGATTGATTCGCTTTGATGAGACAGCTGCAAACGCCGCTCGTCCTTGGAGAGGCCCGCCGAGCAGTCCCACTGAACCTGGATCTAATGTCTTTGGAGTCTTTGTCCCACCGATTTCCGTTCGCCAATTTGGTTTGAGCGCTCTCGGTCTTGGCACAGAGATGGAATCAATGATCGCCGTAAGCGAACAGATCATAATCGTTTCTGCTGGAGAAATCGATCTTCGACAGTTCTCAGAAGTTTTGGATCAATCAGAAAGATGGGGAATCTTCGCCTCTCAAATTCTCAAGCCCGGGAGCACGACTCTACTCGGATTTCTTGGAGTCCGTAGATGAGCGTCACATTCTCAGATGCTGTCGATCAGATCATGGACCTTTTCAAGGCCGCGTGGGATACGACCGGCTTTCCAACCTACTACGAAGATGTTCGTCAACAACGGGACTCTAGCGAGAATCCGTGGTCGACAACTACGCTCCGTCATGCTTCGGGGCAGCAGACGACCCTCGGAACGGCGACTGGAACAAGCCGTTTTGCAAGAGAGGGATTGCTCGTTGTTCAGATATTTACCCCGGCAGGAAAAGGCTTGCAAGAAGCCTATAATTTGGCTAAGGTTGTGGCCGACGCCTACGAGGGTTCTACAACTCCAGGGGGAGTGTGGTTCAGGAACGTGAGGTTGAATGAAGTCGGTCGGGATGGCAGGTTCTTTCAAATGAATGTCCTTGTTGAATTCCTATACGATGAACTCAAATGATGGAGAGCCTTAAATGGTGCAAGTCGCAAAGATTGACTCCAACTCCACGGGCCTTGCTTACGCCGAGGAATCAGCCCTCGCAACGTTGAGCGTGCCTGTTTGGATTGCTCTGGAGCCGAATGGTTATGGTGATTTCGGCAGCGAAATCACAAACGTCTCCCCGACGCCAATCACGAACACTCGTTCGCGCAAGAAAGGTGTGACAACCGATCTGGACGCGACGGCGCAGTTCAATCACAACCTTTCCCTCTGGAACCTGGAGGATATCCTTCAGGGGTTCATGTTCGCCAGTTGGGAACGCAAAGGTCGCGAAGTCGTCACGGCTGTTGACATTGATGGGGCGAACCCTGACGAGTATGAAGTCGCCAGCACGACAGGCTTCGTGGTCGGCAGCCTCATTCGTGGATTTAAGTTCACCAACGCCGCGAACAACGCTCTCAATGTCGTGACAGTGGTCACTTCATCGACTGCGGTCGAGGTTGCGACTGGCCTTCTCGTCGCGGAAGCTGCTCCTCCGGCCGGTGCCTATATTCAGGTCGTCGGCTCTCAAGGTGCCGCTGGTGACATCGATGTGGATGCGGCAGGCGATCTCGTCGCGCTGACCTCGACATCTTTGGACTTCACCACTCTTGGTCTGGTTGCTGGTCAGTGGATTTTCGTTGGTGGAGATGCGGTTGGCAATCGCTTCACGACGGCTGCGAACAATGGGTTCAAACGTGTTCGCACTATCGCAGCAACTCGCCTGACGCTGGACAAATCCACTCTGGCGATGGTCACCGAAGCTTCTACTACGGAGACTATCCAGATCTTCTACGGCGATGTCCTTCGCAACCGTGTCGGTTCCAATATCGTTCGTCGCACCTATCACCTGGAACGTCTGCTCGGCGCTCCCGATGACGCGGCACTCAGCAGCATTCAGACGCAGATCATCAAAGGTTCAGTCGGCAACGAATTCACCTTGAATGTCCCGACTGCGAATCTCGTGAACGTCGATCTCGGCTTCGTCGGCACTGATGAAGAACTCCGCGACTCGACTGCTGGCCCCCTCCAGTCGTCTGTCACGACGCCGATGCTGACTGACGTGTTCAACACCTCGTCGGATTTCAGTCGCATCAAGATCGCTCTGGTTTCCGGTATCAACGAGGCACCGGCTTCTCTCGCTGCTTTCATCACTGAAGCGACGATCAATATCAACAACAACGTTTCGCCCAACAAGGCGGTCGGGACGCTCGGGGCTTTCGATCTTACGGCTGGTATCTTCCAGGTCGGCGGATCGATAACGGCCTACTTCAACAATGTGAGCGCCATATCTTCTGTCCGCAACAACTCGGACATTACAGTGGATATGGCGATGGTGAAAGACAACGGCGGGATCGTCATTGATATCCCGCTCATCTCCTTGGGCGACGGACGTTTGAACGTTTCGCCCAATGAGGCGATCAAAATCCCGCTCAACATGGAGGCAGCGGATGCGAGTGCAATCTTCAGTGGATACACTCACACCCTGATGTGGACTTGGTTTGGCTATCTGCCGGATGCCGCCGAGTAATAGACAACAAAGGAGTGACCATATGTCGATGTATTCACAATTCGAAACCGACCCTCACCTGGAGAAAACTGGTGTCTGGGTCGATTACGGTGATTTCCGTGTTCTCCTTGGTCGTGCAGGTGGCGCGAACAAGAAATATATGAAATATGCCGAGCAGAAGTCGAAGCCGTTCCGTCGGGCGATCCAAGCCGGTGTGATGCCTGAGGAGCGTTCGAAAGAATTGCTGTTCGACATCTATGCCAACGCTGTGATCCTCGACTGGAACGTCTCTGACGGTGTCAACGAAGTCACTGGCGAAACGATCTGGAAGCGCGGCATCCACATGCCAACTGGAGAGACCGGCGACTTCTCCTACGACAACCTGATGATGACGTTCCGTCGTCTTCCGGACATTTTCTTCATGCTTCAGAAAGAAGCCGAACAGATCTCGATCTTCCGGAAGGAAGAGTTGGAGGAGGAAGCAAAAAACTCGTAGAGGTCTTGATTCATGCTCTGAAGAGAGGGAGCATCGAAATCAAGATCATGGCAGAAGCACTAAGGGAAGATCGAGAAATCCCTGACGAAATAGCTTTCGCCCCAGAGATAGGATCAGGTCTTGAACTCTACTATTATGGGTTCATGGACATTTCAAGCAGTCGACAGATCGGCATGGGACTCGGTCCTATTCCCTGGAAGATTGTTCATGATTACTGTGTTGCCCTAGAACTGGACGAGGATCAAACAGAGGCGATGCATTATCACATAGCGGAGATGGATGGAGCCTTCATGGAGCACAATCGGTCAAAGAGTAAAGGCAAGTAGATGGCTACTCTTCTCCAGTTTTCAAGAAACATGCGGGTGCGCGGAAGCAAAATCGAGAACAGTTCTATTGGTCTCGTAAAGCGGATTGCCAAGCGTGCTCTCATTGGGCTGGTCGAAGGGACACCTGTTGACAAAGGCGTTGCTCGCTCCAACTGGAGAGTTTCTATCTATAATCCGACTCGTGCAGTGATTCCAGCATATCTCCCTGGCAAGAATCTCGGCCGGGGAGAGCGTTCCAACGCGAGGGCTGCGATTGCCGCTGGCATTGCACAAATCAACCTGTTGAGAGTCGGGGCTGCTTTCGGCACAGGACAGGCTGGTCGTGCCCTTTTCATAACGAACGCCATTCCGTATCTTGGTAGATTGCGGACTGGATCTTCTACTCAACAACCGAAAGATTGGGTTTCTATTGCTTTGATTGAAGCAAGATCAGAGATCAGTTCTGTTCGCCTCTTGGAGCGGTAAAGAGTGACAACTGAAATCATCAATATCGTAATTCGTTCTGTCGGCGCTCGCGTCGTCAAGAGGGAATTAGAAAGTATTGGTGAGAGTGCCACTGGAGCCGCAAGAGGAGTGACCGGACTTCAGACTGCGATCGTTACTGTCGGTCTTGCTGCTGTAGTCGCTGTCACTGGTCTTGTCCGTATGCTGGACACTCTTACAGGTTTTGAGAACAGGCTTCGTCTTGTGACTTCGACCAGTCGTGAATTCAACGATGTCCAAGCTGAGTTGTTTGCTATCTCTGCAAGAACCAGAAGTGACTTCGAAACTACAGCACAAATCTACACAAGAACTGCTTTGTCAGTTCGTGAACTTGGTATCAGTCAACGACAGACTTTGGCGTTCACAGAGTCTCTGAACCAAGCTGTTGTTCTTTCAGGAGCAACTGCCAGAGAAGCAAACGCTGCTTTGATACAGCTTTCTCAAGGTATTGCATCCGATCGTCTCGGTGGAGACGAACTTCGTTCTGTTCTGGAACAACTTCCGTTTGTTGCAGATATCATCGCAAAAGAACTTGGACTAACTCGTGGTAAATTGAGAGAACTTGGTCGAACGGGAGCCATCACTGGTAAGACCATTCTTGATGCTTTCAGGAACGCTCGAAGAGAAATCAACGATAAATTCCTTGAGACTATTCCCACGATCAGTCAAGCGTTCAACGTTCTTCGGACGAACCTTCTGGAAGTTCTGGATGCTCTCGACGACACGACCGGTGCCAGTGGCGCTGTCGCTAATGCGATTATTGGGATAGCGAATTCTTTGCAGATCGCTCTTCCTGTTCTCGCAGCGTTCGGCATAAGTCTCGCTGTTCGTTTTGCGTCGAGGTATATTGCAGGGATAACCGCTGCGATTGCCTCCGAAATTCGTTTCCAGATGGCTGTCCAGTCTGGCAGCGTGATTCTTAGGAATAGTGCAAGAGAAGAACAACTGAGATCGGCGGCTTTGTTGGCCTCTGCTACTGCTCAGAATACTTCGTCGGTTGCAAAGGTTCGTGACATACAGTTGACGGTTGCGGGTCTTCAATCAAATCTTGAGACTATCAAACTACAGAGGGCACAAGCTGCAAACTACGTTCAACTCCAGCAAGGTATCGCGCTCGCTACCGGCAGAACATCAGGATTGATCGCTGCAAGAATATCACTGAACAATTCGTCGAGAGCACTTATCGTCACTGAGAGAGCTCTTCGTGCTGTGACTGGTGAACTGACAGCGGCACAACTTCTTCTCACGGGAAGCACGAGTGCTCTGTCTGCTGCCCAAGCGAGAGCGGCTGCTGCTACAGCGTTGACCGCGACTTTCGGCGCAACTCTTATCCGACTGATCCCAGGACTCGGTCTCGTGGTGACTGCTTTCACTCGTCTCATCACTCTCTTGGGCGGTCCTCTCAGTGCAGCTTTCATCGCGTTGTTCGTGATCTTCGCTCTGTATAAGTCGCAGAGCAAGATCATTGAAGAAGCGAACAGAGCCGTTGAGGATACTGTTTTCAGTCTAAAGTCAGCTTATGAAGAAGTTGGTGGTGTTCTAGAAGATGTCACGGAAGATCTTCTCGGGTTTACTGAGATCGAACTTCTTACTCAAATCACTGAGCAGGCAGATCTTGCAGCAAAATCTATGCGAAGCCTCGACA